ATAAAACATATTCCTGTGCCTGACTCGCAATCGAAATAAAAAAACATAATATTAAAATCAATCTATACATTATTCTTGCATCATATTTTCAATCGGTTCCCAACTCATTGCACATCTGCAATTTATACAATTTTCACTCCCGCCACTTGGATCACCAGGATACATCATCCTATACTCACCCAAGATAAACGGTTGTCCTTTTGCAGGTCTCTGCTGACCTAATCCTGGTTCATACAGTGTGTGCCGTTCAGTCTTTGCTATTCCAACAGGTGCAGTCATCCATACTTTTCGCATTTGGATGCCTGATTGCTCCCCGGCCTGAAGTGTTGCGAAGTTACTCGCACTCATTACTTCGGTTTGTACAATACGCAAAGAACGCATACGACTCATTACCTGGTATTCAGAAGTAAGGCTTTCACGCAAGAATCTTTCCATTTCCAATACGCCCAAACCTTGTTCCTGCCCTACTCTCAACGCCTCTTTTGCTGCATTCATCAAGACTTCTTTAGAATAATCAGTTATGAGACCTATTCTCATTCCCGTTTCAGCTTCAATCCATTTTTCAAAGACCTCGTCCCAAATCGACCTTTCGATATCATCAATTAAATCTTTTTTGAATCTCAATGATCTAAAAAAAATCCAACCGACATCATTGTATAAATTATAAAACGCTTTTTTCACAGAATTGTCACTAACTACTGAATTTATTTTTTCAGGAATAATATCTAACACTCCCGGATTAATCTCTTCAAGTAAGTCCTTTAGCTGTTGCATAAGGGCATCATAAATTTTCCGTTTATGAATGCGTTCATATTTACGCCGGTATCTTTCTATTTGTCGCCAGGTCATCATAATTTATCCAGTGGTAAAATTGGTTGATTCATTTGTGGGTTCGTTTCAACATCATTCCGATACAGTCCCTCCATTTCGGGATCTTCATCAAGTCCTAACTGCGTTCTAAACTCGCTTACCTGTACTGCATTACAGTTATATCCGATTTGGAATACCTGTGCAGTTTGTAGCTTGTCCTCCTGTAGTTCGGGAATAGACGAGTAATCCGCTTCGTATCGTATTCCTGTTTTTGCAATGAGTTTATTTATACCTCCCCAAAACAGATTATTGTCAGGAATAAGTCTGTTAGTGTAAATAGCCTTACGATCTTCCTTGTCCTTTGTGTACGAGCCACCTTCCATGTCATTCAATACCCGTGAAGGGATGCCCCACACGTTACACAGTGTCCGAAGTGCCATTTTATTGATTTCGGTTATCTGTAGGTCGGTGAAATTTGAGAAAGTCAATGGCAGCCATCCCATTTTAGTACCCGCGAAGATTGGCTTTCCTGAATTTGCTCTTTTACCATACTTCCTATCCCAATGGCTTTCCATTTCTTTACGTGCTTCCTCTGTCAGTGTAGGGGTAAGATTGATATTTTCAGGGTAAATCAATCCCGCAGGCATACCTCGCTTAAAATTACTTTCTACTATCTCCTGACCAAATACCTGACTGTTGATTACCTTTGCAGCAACCCGAACAGGTGAGATTCCCATGTAATTCTTGCCCTCCCGAAAGTCCAGGTTAGGAAAGAATCGCACGTGCCACATATTTTCAGGAGGTATCAACATTTTGTCATTTGCTGCTATATCGAGGTTATACCCCTTTACAGGATTCATCCAGTCACCGTATGTTATTTCGATATGTTGTGAGGGTGCGAGTTGAAAATGAATGATCTCACTTCCCGTGCTTCTTTGCAAATGAAACGTACACGCATTGCCTGTTATAAGTCCCATCGCTTCCCAATTCTGTCGGTACTCGTTAAAAGTGTAATCTGCCAGGTTATCCTCGAATATCTTTTCAATTGGCCCCTGGTCAATCTCACTTTCTCCCTTCATGACCTTGTAAGGAATACCACTGAACATTGTTATGATCTTATTTGTGATACTGAATACATCCGGGCTAATCTCATAACCTTCTGTTATTACATCCAATAGTTTACTATCCCGCTTGAGTTTCATCAGTGGTGACATTGTCTGCATCAACATCCGATACAGCGTTTCTTCATTGACCTCTATCTGCATCGGCTGTTCTGGCGGTTTTAGCGACTTGCGCCCTATTTCAAATCCAAAAGGTAATTTCATATCATTATTTTTATGCAAAACAAACTACTGGTTGTATCTCACTTAAATCAGTTAATGCCCATACAAGGGCATCCATCCTGTCAGGAGACTTCATGCCTTTACCTGTATAAGATACCATCTGCTCTTCAAGTTCAGGGAATGTGCCTACGTGATGAACTAATCCCTGCTCATATAATGCCGCGATAGGTTCCGCTCTTGTTAACTTACCTTGTGAAGCATGTACCCTATGAACACTTACCGCAGGATTTATCTGTCTTATGTTCTGAACGACAAGTTCACCACCCTGGTTTACTTCAGCCACTACATCATTTAAAAATCCTTTTGTATATTGACTTACTACCATGCTACCCCAAAACCCCGGAGCATATTTACCGCTTAAGTCATCCATTATCCAATAATGCCCGTTTGTGCTTTTAAAGGCTATTATTATTCCCGTTTCGTCAGAATCTTCACCGTAACTTACAGCCGGGTCTACTGCTATTACTTTTCGAACAACATCACGAGGCGGATCATATTCCCTGAAGTCATCTATCATTTTATCCGTCCATAAGGCGCCCTCAATATCTTCAAGAAATAACCCGTCTAAAAATCTTTGCCGTTGCCTCTTTGGTAAACCCTCAAGAGTTGAGATATAATCATTTGTTAAATTCTGAATGTTATCAACAGGATTCATCAACATCGAAATGTAATCTTCTGTATTGATTTGCTCTTTAGTAATCGGATCAATACCCTTCATAAATAACTTATACAACCAATGGCTTTTAGTTGGAGGGTTACAATCGTAATATGCCTTATTCACTAAACCGGATTTTTCAGCAAGTCGGGTACGTGCCAGGTTGACTGATTCATAAGTGAGCTGACTGGCCTCATTGAAATATATTGTCGAATATTCAGAACCAAGTATCTTTTCAGTCCTTTCTCTGTCATCCAACCCACCTATCCAAATCTGTGACCCGTTTCTAAATTCATAGAACCAGTCTGATTTATTCTCATGATAAGGTACTTTTGCCAATTCAGCTACCTTCGGGAGGGTATCATGCCAAATACTTGTTTTGACATGGTTGAATGATTTACGAAGGATAACATGACGGGATTTGAATTTACAGGCACGAACAAGTATAGAGTAGATGAATATAGCTGTTTTGCCACTGCGAGATCCTCCGTACAACAACACGTTCCGTTGCGGGCCTGTTAAAATACTTATTGCCTCATGCTGTTTAGGAGTCTTTATCATAAGGATTCGTCCTCCTTATTAAATTCGACTGTCAGTGTTCCCGAATGTTCAATAGGCTGTTTTGCCTTACCATATGCCCTATCCATTAAAACTTCTGCTGCCCTGACATCACCACTGGCGGCTTTACCTCTCAATGCGGATAGTATGGCCTCTGCTGCAGTTACACCATTCTTTTCTGCGCCTAATACCTTATCTAATAACTTATCAAGCTCTGGTAACTTAGGTGGCCTGCCTTTTTTATTGATATGTTCAGGGTGTTTGTCAAAACCCTTACCCTTTATATTTTCTGGTTTAGGCATCGTTGTTTAATCGTTGTTCCATTTAATTTACCTCTTATTCTGTGGATGTTCATCTTTACTCTTGACATACTTAAATTCAATATCCCGGCTATCTCTCTGTATTTATAGCCTGTAGAATATAATTTAACACATTCTCCACCTGGGAGTGTGTCAATAGTATTGATAACATCTTTGTAATATAAACGCAATTCTGTGTTATTTGTCACAAGAGAAGGTAAATTTTGTATTTCTTTTTTTCGCCTGAACTTATCATAGAAATAATTTTGAACTATTTTATGAATGTATGCTTTTATGTTTCCGTTATGGAACGGATGTTCTAAAAGAATAATATAAATATCTTGCTTATAGTCGTCGATTGGTGGTTTGGCAAATCGGGTTATGCAAAATGAAATGAAGCGGTCATATTCAGTAATAAAAGAATCGCTTATCATTTAATACTTGATTACTTATGTAAAAGTAATGATAAAAAGATTCTTTTTTACATTGTTGATAAATAGTTATTATTCTTTTTTCATATATCCGTATTATTTTTCTTTTTTCACAATCAAATAAATCAAAAATACTAACCAAACTATTATCAGGATTGATGCGAATATTAACCAACATTTTGTCATATCTTTTTTATTTCATAGATTATTGAATAATTAAAAAACAATCTCAAAAATGGCCTGAATCCACTCAGATAAAATAACCATGAATGAGTCGGACGAATACGCTGCTTTCTGATAATTCTTAATCCCAATGGCTTTAAAATCCATTTTTCAAGTCTCTTTGAACTTATTTCATTAAAGTGGTGTTTATCCCATAAAATTTTAGGCCGGGCTGGTGTGCTTAGAAATATAGTTCCGTCAAATAGAAGTAATTCACTTAATTGTTCCATAAAGAACTTCGGATTGGTAAGATGTTCCAATATCTCAAAACAAAATATAGTATCATAATACGCATAAAATATATGATCAAAATCAAAATCACTGACGTCAATCTGATATTGATCGACCATTGGTATATTAAACCACCTGTAAACATATTTAGATTTCACATTCACCGGGCCAATATCGGCACACTGACCAAAATTATCTCTTTTCGATTTGAATATAAATTTGCAAATCTGTTCAAATAGCTTTATATCTTTGTAATTGTTGAGTTGTTTCTTACCTGGGGTCATAACATTTTATTTTCGTTTACATACACATTGTAACACGTACTGAATATCTGTAGGTCGGGGCTTACTCTAAGCATAACCTTGTTTTCACGCATTTCCTTTTCACCGATTAAATTTTTTAAATGAGAATAAGGTAATAATTTAACACCTGTTTTCATCACTAATTTTAAATCCTCATGCCATAAATCTGAATATGGTGCGTCTGCAATTTCTTCAACACGAATACGATAAATTCTACATAAATCAATATAATTTAAAAGATATTTTTTAGGATCAGCACTATGATGATAAGTCGAAATGAACATAAGTCGATAAGTTCTTTTGAGTTGCGATAGCTTACTATAGTGTAATAGATTTGTGAATATAGTCACGAAATACCCCTCGTCCAATAGCCAATTAGCGAACTCCACAAAGCCAGGATGCAGTTCAGGTGATCCACCGGTTAACTTTATTTCCCGAAGTTTATACGGAAATGAAGTTATGAAATGTTTTAGTTCATCCAGGGTTGATTCTTTTGCCACCGGTAGTTTACCAGTTGGCATTTCAACTACGCAGTAAGGACATTTTAAATTACACTTAAATGTCAAGGCTATACTAATACGAACACCACGTTTAAAGCGTTTCATCAGTCCGTAACGGAGAATGTTGTGTAATTTCACGGTATTGTCAATAAAACACATAGAGTTAAACGCGGCTATAATAACACTGATTTTCATAGTTTTATTTCAATAGGTTTGTTAGTAGCTTCAAATGCGGGAATGGGTTGATCATCTTTAATAATTGCCGGTCTTAAGCCTGTTTTTAATGACATTTGATTTACTAAATCGGTGATCTCCTGTTCAGATTTTTGACCGTAATAAGTTTCAATAATTTTCCTTGCATGAATGACAGTTGAATGATCTCTATGAAATCTCAATCCTATGTCATTTAAACTGTAGCCATAAGCAAGGTAAAAATATATACCTATCATCCTGGCTGTAGTTAGTTCCTGCTTCTTATTCTTCGCCTGTAAGTCTTCAGGGGAATATCCTGTTACCTCCTGCAAAGCTAAATCAATGCGTGGATTAGTTTTAAATATTCCACCTACCTCGTCTTTTAACATAATACTGTAAAGTAATTCGTTAGTTGTCATAGCTTTTAAGTTTAAAGTTAAGTTTCTTTATGTTTCTCTATTTCTAATTAAAAATGCCAACCACCATACTGATATTATTAACACCATGATTATAAATCCGATACACATAATTATATATTCGATTAAGTCTCTGATAGAATTTTTAAAAACAGTCCATCCTTTTTGATTTCTGGAAACTCCATACAGTTCTTTTCGTTTAGGGTAAGTGATCTTCATCAGTAAATTTAAAAGGCTTATATAGCAAATAATACCAAACTAAATATAGTAATAATAACAACAATATGATTTTGATTACTATCATTTTAATAGAATTCAGTTGCTCTTTCTAAATGATATTTTTTATTGGATTAAAGTTTCTTTTAATTTTTGTTTTAATTCTTTCGCTTCTACTTTAGCGTCAAGTTTATAATACCGTATAGCCAGATTTTTTGCTTTACAACTATCTGTAAAGAATTTAGCGAGTGCAAAATCTCTATAAACAATAGTAGTTCCAAAATCTTTCCCTATATACCCGTATTTAAATTCACCTCCATAACAAGCTCCAAGTCCTACACAATGATAATCGTTAAAATCACCGACAACGCCTACTGCGTATTCATTTAGGCCATTCCTTACAAGTTTATAATTTTCATTCGGGAGTTCCGGGCATGTTCGATTACACGCCACACAAATCAATGTGATTAAGATTAAATTGATTTTTAGTTCCATAGTTTTAGATTGTTAATTTATTGTTCAGTTTTACTGTCATTTTATGGTGGTTATTTATTCGTTATTTGGCAGTATCTAATGGACTATCATATTTCATGGGTTCAAGTTCATATTCTTTTTGTGTTACTCGAAATATACCATCACTATACTTTTTTGGTTGCTTTTGTGCTTGAAAATTATTCCATAATCTTAACAATACTGCCGATACCATAGTCCTTTCTGGTTGAGTTGCTACCCACTCCATAAATTCTGTAAATTCGTTTTTCATCTCATTCAGTTTTATTGGTTAAATTCATTTCGGTTCGTGTGTTTCTATCTGTGACGATAATTCTGCTTTATTGTTATCCTCTAAAATAACTCCAATTGTATATACTAATAGCCCTAATAATTCCAATTTACTTAATCCATCGCTTGCAATATTCAAGCTACTTTTATCGGTTTCATTGTCTTTATCTTACTCATTGGTTTTGTAAATAGGGGCTAACGCTGTTTTAAGAACGGCTAATATATGAGCGCCCTGTTCTATCACACTCTGCATTTCTGCTTCAATTCCTCTGACAACAAATACCCTGTTTCTTGCTGCAGTTATTCCGTGTAAATTACTACGTAAATATTCATCAGCAGCATTAGCCGCCTCTATTCTATCCTTTGACATAGAACCATATTCATCAACAAGTTCTTCTAATTTCTTATGAAGATCAAATATTTCCCCAATTGTTTCAAGTAATTCTTCCCCAATAAAATCAGATACCTTTTCAATGCTTGGTAATTGCACTAATTCAATTTTTAATTTTGATTCCATATATTTAAGTTTTATCGGTTTTGTAAATATCATTTTCTTTGGCTACGAGGGATTGCCAATCTTTTGTTACTTTCATCCCGTTTTTAAGCGTCCAATGCTTATCTTTTGCGTGTATAACAACCTCCGCAGCTCTGCATCTTTGCTGCCAATACAATACACGAGCCTTTCTAATCTCCAGTTCTGCTTTGAGCTTGTCGTTTTCGGATTTCTTTTCATTTAAAGCGCCTATAACACATTGTTTTACATCATTAGCTACGCTTTCTGCTACTTCTAAATATAAGCAGCCTAACGCCTTCATGCAAATTTGTTCTTTCGTTTCATTCATGGCTTTGGGTTATTTAGTGTTTGTTAATTCCTTGTTTTACCTCTTCAGATTGTTCATTAACTTTATCAAAGAACTCGTCCGATACATGATCTGGTAAAAATTCATTCTGTTCAGTGAAAATATATAGTTCCTCTTGACACCATTGGCATATTCCACCACTCAATCTTGTTCCACAATTTACACAATATGACATTTTTTAAATTATTTAGTGTTTGGTAAAAGTCGTTTCAAATACAAGTCATGCCATTCTTTAAGTCCTTCCCGTAACCCAGGCAGCTCTTCAGGTATATTTAAACCTAAAAGATAAGGCCAGACATTTACCCACAAAGTTTCAGCTAAGTCCAACCTTACTTTTTCCTTCTCCAATTCTTCCACTCTCTTTTTCAATTCTGTTATCTCTTTGTCCTTTGAGGTGGTGTACTGATATAATTGATTTATAATTAATTCATGTTCCGTAAGTGGATCTTCAGATGTACAGTCTACTTTACTTCTAACCAATGTACCGTATCCATCCCCCCTTTCAATAAGAATAAAATTTTTATTTGTTTCCGGTGTTGGTTTCATGGCTTTGGGTTGTTTAGTAATATTTTAAGGTCTGTTATTATTTCAATACAATTTACAACCTGTACAGTGTTATGGAATAGCCTTTTCCGATTATCATACATTTTTATCAATTCAGCAATACCAGATTTCAATCTTTCGTTTTCGGATTGGAGGGAGGAGATTATTTTATCTTTTTCACGTGTTTGGATTGCAACAAAAAATTCTCTTGTCTGCCTGCTCCTGGTTCTCACAGGTTACTCCTAACCAAATGTTGTTTAATGGAATGAAATTTATCCTACAAACGCCATGCTGCATAACATTTGATAAATGATCAAAAAACTTTAAAGCGTTTTCTGGTCGCTTAGTCAGCAAAATAAACAAGTGTCTTGGATTGTTTTGAATAACTTCAAATACTTCATGTATCCATGAGTGAGGCGTATTCTCATGAAACAAATCACTCATTGAACAAACAAATATTGCACGTGGCTTTTTCCATTTGAATGGCTTTTCAAGTGCGGATTCAACGAATACTGTATTACCATTCCACGCACCATACCCTTGATGTGAAACATTGCTTCCCTTTATATTCCTGTGTTTTACAACTCCAAGGTAATTTTCTGATGGTTTGAAAATATTTGATAATCTTCCCGCCATCCTTTCAGCATAGCAATTTTGGCATC